CCGTTTTGCTTTTTTCTAAGAATACACTCTTTGATTGTTTCTTGTAAATCAGATTCAAAAGGTAAGATTGTACTGTTATTGTCTTTAGACCCATCCGATAATCTTTTATTCATCTCGTTTAGATCTTCAACCATCACATCAAAGTCTACAACCTTATTCTTAACGACCTCGTAAATCATATTCTCAGTCGTCAATATGCCGAAAACAACATGTTGTAATCTAAGCATAGAATCGTTGTACTTTAATGCGATTGCCTGGCCCTTTGTAAAGGCACCTCTCAATTCATTCGTCATTCTTTCTTTCATGCGTGTATATATGTTTTGTGCAAAGATAGGAATAATCTTGACATAAACAAATTTTTTTCCTACTATTGTTACAAATAAATATTTATGGAAAAGACAACAATCTATTTTAAAGACGGTACATTCGTGGAATATTCAAACCATGATAACCATAATTTTGTGTCAATGGTTAGTGGTAACCATTTAGTGGTAACAACAAAAGCGACAGAAAGTAATGAGGATGAGTCGTTTGTAGTTAGTAGTACAACAATTTATGATTTAGCTAACGTTAAGAAATTTGTAAAAATAACACCAACTAAAAAATTTAATATCGAAGAAAATGTCAGTGGCAAGTAAAAAATATTTGGGAGAGAACGTTGTAGTTTCGTATGAAAGCTCAAATATCAAAGAAGGTAAGTACAATACCAACACTAAAAAACTACAAATAACGTTTAATAACGGTATGGTATATGAATATGATGATGTACCACATGAAACATTTGCTGCAATGAACTTAGCGGAAAGCCAGGGTAAATATTTTAATGCGAATATAGCAAAAGCATACACTTATAGAAAACTTTAACATATGTACGTTGATATACGACACGAATCTAGAGCTAATATAACCTTCCATAACATGGCCAAGGTATCTATAAGAGGTACCCAAAATTATTTGGTTAAATGGTTTTTTAATAATGAGTTTTTTGGTGAAATGTCCTTAAACAGCGGAACCTGGGGCGCTTACCCAATGAATGAGATTGGTAATTGGAAAATCGAATTTTGGCAAGAAAACCGATTAGTTTACACGTATACAAATATGCTTGAAAAGAATGATATCCTCATAATATTTGATAAAGTAAGTGAAGATTTCGGTGAGTTTGTTAAAAAGGTAAAAGAATATTCAGATGAAATTGCTAATAAATTTAACTGTAACACCTACGTTTTTTTCAAAAACTCAGAACTTTGTGATTTTAGTGAACACAAAGCCAAACCATTGAGATTAAATGACTACATAGTTAATTTTAAAATTATTTATAACAAACCTTTATAATGGATAACTTAATTAAAATATACGAAAACGCTATACCTAAAGAAGTTTGTGATCTCATTATAAATGAATTCGAATCATCAAATAACCAGATGGAAGGTATAAGCGGTGCTGGTGTTAACAAACTAGTAAAATCATCAACCGATTTAATGATACATCTAAATCTGGGTAATCCGAACTGGTCATACATATACGACTATCTAAGGGAAAACTTATTGGGTAATTTAGTTGATTACATTGAACATAATAGTTTTATGACTATCACAGGTGGGTTTAGTTCAAAAGCATCGGCTGTTAGAACAGCTCAGTCTTGTTATATGGCTGGTAACTCTGGCCAACCCCATATGCAAATGCAAAGATATATCGATGATCAAGGTTATTACGCTTGGCACCATGAAAACGAGGGTGGTGTGACTGGTAAAAGAGAATTGTTTTTTATCTATTACTTAAACGATGTTGATAATGGTGGTGAGACCGAATTTAAGTTCAATCCGTTAAAAGTTAAACCAGAAGCTGGTAAATTAATCATTGCACCAGCTCTATGGACTCACAAACATCGTGGTAACCCACCACAAAACGGCCAGTATAAATACATTATCACTGGTTGGATTGAAAAAACAGACGAGCATTTTATTTCAGAAGAATTTGAAGAAGATTATCTAATTTAAAGTATTTTTAACCAATACGGTGATATTTATTAGATATGGACAATATTATTAGTAGTTTTAACGTTAGGGCTAGCCTTTATTCCGATATATGGGATAACGCTTCTTCTGATGATTTTAAAACAATTAAATTACATAAAGATGTGAGGGAACATCTTATTGCGATATCTAAAGACTTCATTGAAAGTCTTGGAATCGATACTTTTGTAATTGAAGATATTTTGTTTGTTGGTAGCTTAGCTAACTATAATTGGTCCGAGTATTCAGATGTTGATTTACATATTGTAATTGATAAAGAAAAAGTCAATGACGATCTTGATTTAGTTGATGAGTTTTTTACCGCTAAAAAAGAAGTTTATAATCTCAAACATAACATAAAGGTTAAAGGTTTTGATGTTGAATTATATGTTCAAGACATAAAAGAGGAGTTGGATGCGTCTGACGGGATATACAGTATCCTATACAACAAATGGAGAAAACAACCAAGTAAAGAAAAGAGTCCAATAAACAAAAAAGACATTATCAAAAAGGTTAAAGAGTTCATGAAAAAGCTGGAAGATATTCAAAAAGAAGAAGAGCCAGATGCTAAATTACTCAAACTTAAAAAACTTAAAGAGAAAATCAGAGCTTACAGAAAAAGCGGTTTAAACGCCACTGGCGAATATAGTACTGAGAATCTAGTTTTTAAATATCTGAGAAGATCTGGATACATGGACAAACTAGCTGATTTAGGTATTGATGTTAAAGATGAATTTTTATCATTAGAAAACGAGCAATATTGATTTTTTTAGAAAAATCCGTATATTTATAAGAATAATAACTATTATTAAAAAACAAAAATATGAGACCAATAGGTTCAGAAAAAATACAAGATGTAGACCAAAAGCTAGCTAGAATCCTTGAGATCGCTGGTGTTTCTAAAGAATCAATCAATGAGAATAAACCATTAATTGGCCATTTAGGTAATGTTTTACACGAAGCAGTTGCTGCTGACGGTACCGAATATGGTATTGTACAAGAAGAAAAACACGTTTACATTAAAGTGAAAACGGAAAATGGTTATGAATACCTTTCAGGTGTACAAAACATTCACGAACACTCTTACAGATCATACGCTGATGCTCTTAAGCATTTAAACATGATGTTCAAACAAATCAACGAGTCTGTTGATTATAAAGAAAACATCGATGTTTTAAAAAAAAAAGCTTAACTGAGCGTTACATTCTTAAATTAAAAGGAGCTGGTTCTGCTAATACGGAGCCAGCTTCTTCTGTTAATACAGATGCCGATATGGCCGCTCCAGCACCAGCTGAAGAACCAACCGATATGGCGACAGATTTTTCAGCAGAGATGCCAGCTGATATGGGTGTTGATACAACAAGTGATGCACCAGCAGATGCGCCTGTAGACGCACCAGAAGGTGATGAAAACCCAGATGAACCGATTTTAAAGACTGTTCAAAAATTAACTGGTAAATTAACCCAAAAAATGAGAGATGGTGAACAGGAATTGGAATCTAAAGATTACAAATACGTTGTTAATTCAATCTTATCAGCAATTGATATGACAAAGGTTAATGAAGAGGATATGGCTGATATGTTAAGTAAACTTCAAAACAAAGATTCCGAAGACACAACAGAGGCTGAACCAACTCCAGAAGAAACTCCAGTTGACGATACAGCTCCAGAGGAGCCAATGCAAGAACAACCAAATGAATATTTAAAAAGAATACAAAAATCCGTCATGGATGAATTTTTAAAAAGATAATAAAATCCCCGAAAGGGGGTTTGTTTTTTTAAAACGTTTTTACTATTATTGTACAAATAAGTTAATATGATAATAGGAGTTCTAGGAAAAAAACGTTCGGGTAAAGACACCACAGGTGATTACCTTGTCGCTAACAAAAATTTTGTAAAATATAGTTTCGCTAACCCGATTAAACGTGGGGCCATGGAATTATTTGGTTTTACAGAAGATCAGGTTTTTGGTGATGCAAAAGATGATATCGACCCAACATGGGGGATAACACCAAGATTGGTATTACAGATAATGGGTACCGAAGTTTTCCAATACGACATGCCAAAATACATACCAGAATTACAAGTATTTGGTAGAGGTTTTTGGGTTAAGCGTTTTGAACAATGGTATAACCAAAACAAAGATCTGGATGTTGTTATTTGCGATGTTAGGTTTCAACACGAAGTTGATGCGATATTAAAGATGGGTGGTACGATATTGTCAGTGCAAAGACCAAATCTAAGTACTGGTGATGAACATGCATCTGAAAAAGAAATGGATTCTATTGTTGGTATCACAACCGAAATAATAAACGATCGTACTTTACATGATCTGTACGATAAGATAGATAATTTGGTAAATGATTTACGAAAACCCCTTAGCTGAGATATTATCAGTACATAAATTTAAAGTTGATAGGGCGACAGCTGAAATGTTATGTTACACCTTTAATAAGGAAATAAAGTGTGATAGAAAAATTAATATTGAGCTGTTTAGAAGGTTTGCTAAATACAAACCTTTATACGTTTTTAGTTACGGTGGTGTAATAAATTATGAAATAAAAGACCAGCCCATACAATTACAGGGTGTTGAAATTCTTGTGCCAGAAGGCGATGAAGAAAAATTTATGGAAGACAACTCAAATTTTATATTTTACGGTGGGTCAAATTCAGGTCTTCAATGGTTAGACCAAGAAGATGGTTATGAAGGTGTTTACGGAGCCTGTAGAATTAACTTTTAGTTATCTTTAATCTAAGATTACCAGTACCCTTTATAACCCTATGCCAGTCATGTCTCGCTATTTTTAGTGAGACATTTTCTTTTAACGGAATGGGTAACTCATTATCATACTGAAAAAACCAATCGGTTTCATTCAAAACCTCAATAACCCTATCCTCATTATCCCTATGCCATTTAAGTTCAATGGGGTCAATATCCTCACCAAACTCTCTTATAACACAATTATCGCATATCGCAATATCCGAATATGGTTTACCAGTACCCACCAAATTTAGATTTTAAACCAAGTAAACTAGCGTATCTAGGTAATCTACATGACCAGTAAGATGCTTTAGTTCTATCTTTTTTATTAGCACAATCATGTCTAGATGCAAACGCTTTACGTGCCGCTGGGTTGTTTAATTTAACTGATAAACCTGTTGTGTCGCCAAAAGAAACTTTTTTAACACCACCACCTGGTTTTCTAACATAAACATAGAATTTTTTAGAACCGCCTCTTTTAGGTTTTCCGAGCTCTACATCCTTACCTTGGTACTTTGCCTCAGCTAGGATCTCTTCTTCCGTCATATCGACTGTAAACGGCAAATCTAAAGCCACCATAGCACCCTCATATAGATCAAATTTACCTAAATCAGTATTCTCAAATAATTTTTTACTTAATTCAGAAACTTTTAACACACCGCTCTCCCATAACTCTCTAGTTTCTTTAATAATCATAGCGTGTTTTGGGCTACCAGGCCTGTATATGTTTTCTAATAAAGAGATGTTGTTATTTAAATGATATTGGAGCGCTTCAGATATTTGGGATCTACTTAACCACTTATCGATGTTTTCTGTTAATTTTTTTTCGATTTTTAGTTCGAAACATTCCTCACAAATAACATTTGATTCAGATAACATTGGCGCAAACTCATTGTTTTCGTACATGTCTTTAATAACCTCAAAAACAAAAGATAAATCTTTATATTTTGGGTTAACAGACACTTGATAACAATCACCTGATTTTTCCATCATAGGTTTACCAAAGTCTTCAGTGTTTTTTGAAATATAAAAGCTAGGGTTCTCACACTCTTCATGTATGCTAAATAATTCATCAATAACCTCAAGTGTTAAACCTTCATTAGAAGCGGAAGCTTTATCCCAACCTTCTTTATCAGGGCGATCTTCATCACCTGGCTTAGCTGGTTTATAGTTTTTACCTAATCTTTTTTTCTTTTTTCTGATGTTATCCCACAAACCATTTTCTTGTAGGGTCTCCATTATATCTTTTTTTGTAACAATCATATCGTTTGTTTAGTAATAAATATCATTAAACCTAGTAAAAATTTTGTGTTTAGTAAACTAATTTTATATATTTGCAATATGAAGTACATGAAAGAGCATCAATATGTTTTGATAGATTCGGAGAACAACGAACTGGTACTGGTTGGGGTTGATTTACTATTAACTCGTTTAAAGATTGATTCACCTGAATATTTTGTTGGTCCAGAAACTAAAAACCCCAACAGTATTCAGAGAATTAAAGACGCTGTGAGTTTTATTAAAAGAAATGAGTATAGACGAGATTATTTTGAACCAGCACTTTTAAATGTTGAGTCAGGTAAGATTGGTGTGTTGGATGGGAGACATAGGATAGTTGCTGCAAAAAAAATGGGGTACACTCATATGTTTATTGAGGTACCCCGAGATGTAAAAAATCTATTTATTGAATTAATTTAACCCCAATAATTTACCAGCTTCAGCTTTTAATTTATCGCTCCAAATTTGTTCAATTGCTTGCTGTGTAATTAAAAGAAATTTGTATTCACCGTTTTCCCATACATTAGGATCGTTAGTAATGCTAATCCCTTTATTCATTTTTGCCATGTCATTTAAATAACTTTCCAACCCATCTAAAAGATCGTCATCAGAAATAGTATCTTTCCAACCATCAGCATTAACCGAATAACGTCCGTCTTCATCCGCTTCCTCTTCTTGTGGTATGTTTAAATAGTCAGATAATTCTTCATAGATGTCATCGTTATTCTTGTAATCATCCCACATATCAGTATTTGTATATAGGAGTTGGTTATTTTCTTTGTTCTTTAAAAGAAATTCACTTCTATCATAAACAACACCAACATAATTACCGCTAACGGTTTCACCCATTTTCATACCCTCTTCGTAATCTTGATTCCAAGGTGCGCTTGGTGTATCGGAACCCATTGGGTAGTTATAGTTATCCATCTCATCAATGGCTTTATTACCTAGTTCGTTAAATATTCTTTTTAACTGATCTTCGGTTATTTTGTATTTGGTTTTCTTTTTTTGACCTTCAGTACTAAGTTGTAAACCAGGGGCTGGTGTTTCAGCGATACTAGGTTCTTTCTTTTTGCTCAAAATAGAGGTAACCTGGTCCTCAGTCATTTTATAAATTTTCTTACCCATAATAATTCTTTTATTTAAATAAATATCAGATTATTGGGTTAAATTCTTAAAATCGTAAATATTATTTGGTATTGTTCTTAAATGTTCAAACCCGTAAAAAGCACTCATTGTTGATTGCTCTC